TTTATTAATAATATCACGGCACAAATATAGCTATATTTATTAAATAAACAATAGATAATAAAATATTTTATTAATAAAGTTACATTTAAACATATAATTCACAAATATAAGTTCAAAAACGATCAGAATAAAAGATAATAGAGACTCTATACACTTGATATACAAAAGTAAATAATGAATCGTGAATCCTATACCTTATTATATGCATAAAGCAATAAAGAGAACATCGCCCACTTGATTCTAATTTTTTCCACACAAAACGCCACATTTAATAAAAAAATTAATTATCTTTGTAGATATTACCAAATAACCAAACATATGAACCAACAATTCTTGAAAGAAATAGAAAAGGGCTCTAAAAGCGCTCTCGTCAAAAAGAGAATTATTACACATTATATATATAATGGCAGTTCTACAATTCCCGATCTTTCAAAAGAGCTGGATTTGAGTGTACCAACCGTCACCAAATTTATTGGCGAAATGTGTGATGACGGATATATTAATGATTATGGAAAATTGGAGACCAGTGGCGGGCGCCATCCGAACCTTTATGGACTTAATCCCGAATCCGGTTACTTTTTAGGTGTAGATATCAAAAGATTTGCAGTCAATATCGGCCTGATAAATTTTAAAGGCGATATGGTAGAACTGAAAATGAACATACCTTATAATTTTGAGAATTCAATTGAGGGAATGAATGAATTATGCAAGCTGATTATCAATTTTATAAAAAAGCTCACCATCAACAAAGAGAAAATCTTAAATATTAATGTAAATGTATCGGGACGCGTGAATCCTGAATCTGGATACAGTTTCAGTCAGTTCAATTTCGAAGAAAGACCATTGGCAGATGTGTTGTCTGAGAAACTGGGCTACAAAGTTACTGTCGATAACGATACGCGGGCTATGACTTATGGAGAGTATATGCAAGGCTGCGTAAAAGGAGAAAAAGATATTATCTTTGTAAACGTAAGTTGGGGATTGGGAATCGGAATTATCATAGATGGCAAGATTTATACAGGTAAATCAGGATTTTCCGGTGAATTCGGTCACATGAGTACTTATGATAATGAAATTATCTGCCACTGCGGCAAAAAAGGGTGCTTAGAAACCGAAGCTTCCGGTTCTGCCCTTCACCGTATCCTTTTAGAACGCATCCGGAACGGAGAAAGCTCTATATTATCAACTAGAATCGCTGCCGAAGAAGATCCCATAACCCTTGATGAGATAATTGCGGCAGTAAACAAAGAAGATCTACTCTGTATCGAAATTGTAGAAGAGATCGGACAGAAGCTAGGAAAACAAATTGCAGGACTAATCAATATTTTTAATCCGGAATTGGTTATTATAGGTGGTACTTTGTCGTTGACTAGTGATTATATAACCCAACCTATAAAGACTGCGGTACGTAAATACTCTCTGAATCTGGTCAACAAGGATTCAGCTATTATCACATCCAAGTTGAAAGATAAGGCTGGTATTGTTGGTGCATGTATGCTGGCACGTAGCAGAATGTTTGAAAGCTAATTAAATTGAAGAACCAGTAAATAAAGACAAAGGGGGGCTGATTAGTCCCCTTCTTTAAACTTCCAGATATATCCGTAGGCTTGGCGGTAAATACCTCTACAACATTTAAGGATAAAGCTATTGCACCCATTAAAAGCTCTTGCAATTTCTTTTGAACCATGCCATTCTTTAATAAATTTGCCATCAAGGGTATATTGTAGTATTATTTTTGACCGTTTGTTATCTATACCTTTTGGCTGTGGTATCCCTTTTTTACTTTCACTAATTTTCTTTCGTGTTAATGGGTTGTTCATATTGTCCGTTTTAGTCGCCCAACGCAAATTTGTTGCTCTGTTATCTGTTTTGATAGTATTAATATGGTCTATATCAGATTTATTATGAATGTTGGGAATGAAAGCGCTTGCAACTAAGCGGTGTATGAAAAATCTGTGACATTTTTTTGTTTTTATATAGACAAACATAAAGATAGCCTTTTGTCATATTGAGTGGCTTTAGAATATGTTCTTTCATTAACCAGTTAACTTTTCCGTTAAAACAATATTTAGGCAATGCTTTTACCCTACCTAAATTCGATACTTGGTATAATCCTTCATACCCTTCAATGTCTTTCCAAATTTCGTCCATAATCATATTCTTTAGAGTGAATAATAAAGGCAGCCTTTAAAGTCGTGCGGGCTGCCTTTGGATAATCGTGTTATTTCATCATTGAATCCACCCTGCCAGTTACAGTAATACCAATAATGTAACCTATATCGCAAGTACATTTATTCAGTTTAGTGACTGTTTCATCCATGCAATCCCATTGTCCGGCATCCCTTAGTTCTTTTTCATCCATCGTATTAGAAACGATATTACGAGCCTGATTTATAAGGCATAATGCTTTCAATAATTCAGAGTGAACAGCACCGTTCTTTATTTCTTCGATGTTAATTTCTGCTTTCATAGTCATGCGATTTCGATAAGGTTGAACTTTTTGAATGAACGAAACTCGTTCTTCTCGCAATCAAAATAGGTAAATAGGTTTTCATTAGGTTTGCGACCTGTACCTTTTACATTGTCGGCTATCACTTCATCACGTAACGTACCGAACGCTTGACGAATTTCTCCCGATACTTTTTGATAGAAGAACTGAACCGTTCTTTTCTTCATCTGTGCTTTCAGTTTCAGAAGCAACCAACTTCTTTTAGACACTCTGAGAAACTTTCACCTGTGATTCTGAACATCTGCCATGTAGTACTCATAACCTCTTTCATCTGACTTCTAAATTTTGTGCTCATACTACTTATATGTTTTAAATTATACTACTTCGTTTAATTTGATATTGTAAAGCAAAACCAATTAGTTTAATTTTGCAACATTCAAAGTGATAAATAATGTTAAAAATAAAACTGAGTAGATTT